AAGCATCAACACCTGAAGAAAAAGCGAATTTAAAAAAAACAAAGGAGTTTAAATCAGGGTTAAACACTGAAAACCAAGATCCAAACAATAATGAAAGTAGTCAAATATCATTTGAATTTGAAACCGAGAATGTTTCGACAAAAACTCCAGTTGGAAAGGGGACTGCAATTTATTATCCAATTGACATAAAAGATACTCAACAAGATAGGATTAAATTTACAGCAGTATCTTTGGCAGAAAGAACAATTCAAAATCCACTTGAATATAAATCAGTTGGTGGAGATGTTTATGTTTCCATTCAAGGACCAATTTCAGATTCAAATATAGTTGGATGGGGTGATAGTAAATTAAAACCTGAGCAGGCTGGTTTATTTAATGTTGCAGGTGAGTTAATAGGTGATGGTGATGATAAAAAAGGTGATGTAACAAAAATGGTTGGAAAGCAATTAGGTGAGTTAAAAGGTAATGTTACCAATCTTACAGCAGCACTTGCTGCTAATAACCTGGACTTGTTCGCAAGAGCAACGCAACAAGTATTTAACCCAAGTTTAGAACTCATCTTCAAAGAACCAAAACTCAGGCAATTTTCCTTTTCCTTCAAAATGTCTGCAAGATCTGATACTGAAGCAGAAAGTATTAAAAAAATTATCAAATACTTCAAGTATCACATGGCAGTAAAAGGAAAAGGTGGTGACTTATTTCTAAAAGCACCAGATGTATTTTGGATTGAATATCAAAAGGGAACTGGAGAAACTCACGAATCACTAAATCTAATTGCTCCAGGTGAAATAAAGCGTAAAGCATGTGCTCTACAATCCTTTAATGTAAATTACACTCCTTTGGGAACATACATGACTTATGATGATAAAGAATGCACAATGGTGCAATACGATTTACAATTTGCATTTAGTGAAATTACTCCATTGTATCAAAGTGATTATGAAGATGACTTTGTAGCAGACCACCCAATAGGATATTAAAATGGCAAGACAATATTTCAGACAAGTTCCCAATTTTAAGTATGTTGATAGAAATTACAACAGCAAAAACATTGGCAATTTTACAGAAGTAAAAAATTTATTCAAAAGAGTTAAACTTCGTGATGAAATTTTTGAAAACTTAAATTTCTTTAGTTTGTATTCAATTATAGGTGATGAAAGACCAGATAGTGTTGCAGATAAAATATATAATGATTCTAAATTAGATTGGTTAATTCTGTTATCTAATAATATTCTTAATTTTTATGATGAGTGGCCAATGTCAAATGAAAGTTTTGATAACATTATGCTTGAAAAATACGGTTCTTATGAAGAATTAAACTCTATTTCTCATTATGAAACTGAAGAAGTAAGAAATTCTGTTGGAAAAGTCATTGTACCTGAAGGTAGTCTCCTTTCATCAAATCTGGTCATCGATTATCGCAAATTAATTGTTGATGAAGATGGTGGATTTATTGAAAACCCAGACTTTGAAAATAAAGTTCCTTATTTTGTAGAATTTTATGATGAAGGTACTGGAAATGATGTTCTCGTTTCAGACATTACAAATCCAATCACATTCAAAGAAGTAGAAGAAAGAAAAGAAAATCAAAAAAGACAAATTTACCTCCTAAAGAAAGAATATGTCCCTGTAATTTTTGATGATCTTGATAGAATTATGAAATACAAAAAAGGTGCCACTCAATTTCTGAGCGACACCTTAAAGCAGGGAGATAATATTAAACTTTACAGTTGATTAATCATTATCTACAAGTCCTTGGAACTTTGCCATGATGTCATCATCATCGTTATCAGAACTTAGATTATCAAGTTCCTTTTTCATAGTATCAGGAAGTTCAGAAGTATTTTTACTCTTCTGATAAGATGCCTCCAGTTCTTCTACAACACTATCTTCTTTAGTACGCTTTGGAACATAAGACTCATACTCTTCCTCTTGATCATGAGATGAAGTCTTAGGAGCAACTTTTCCAAGACCAAGAACCATGTTCATACGCTTTTCAAGATCTTCATAAGACTTGAATTGATCTACATCAACGATTGCAGTAAGGGAATGCTGTTTATTCCACAATGATTCAATAACCTCATCATCATCTAGGATAGGAGAAGGACTAGCAAACTCAGAATTATCATAATTCCAATAACCATCCTTTTTCACAATCTTCAGTTTGAAGTTTGCACCTTCCCAGAAGTCAAAAGGATTGATTGCTTCCTCATCCTCAAACTCAGGTTGCATTGCAGTAAGAATTTTATCAAAGATTTTCTTACCATACTTAAAAAGAAATACCTTACCCTCGTTTTCAGGATGTAAGGGATCCTTTACCACATAGATGTTAGAGTAGTAAGACAACTTACGCTTACGATCACGAACAATATCTTGGATTTTTTGAGGACATCTCTTAAAATCACCACCATGCTCATTGACAAGATTACGATTTAAGTCACTTACTGGATCTTTCTGCCCAATGGATGTACGAGAATTTTCAATATACCAACCTCCAACATCCTGAAAAGCGTGATTGAAAAGTTTAACCCAAGGAACATCCTCCCCCTCAATAGCAGGAAGAAAACGAATGACTGCACTTCCAGTTCCACCTTTACCCATTTCTGGTTTCCAGAAACGTTCATCAACAGTTTTTGATCCTGTACCCTTCTCCACTTCCTTTACAAGTTTTTCAGTGAGAGAACCAAGTCTAGATTTTTTCTTAAGATCTGCGAAAGACATTTGTTTTTTTACCTTTTTTATATTTGGCCTGTATGGGTTAGCTTTGGTGCGGGTTCCCTAGCCGCTGAAGTTATTATAGGTCAATTAAGACTGCTTGTCAATCTCTTCTTTCAAAGATTCTAAAAGTTTTTCCATTTTTCCAAACATGTGTGAAATATCCATTCCTTCCTCAAGACCCATCATCTTAGCAGAGTCTATAATTCTATCCTTCATTTCTTTTGCTTCAGGATCATCAGAAAGACTCATACGAGTATAAAGGACTCTCTGTTTTTCAAGAAGTTGCTGTAAAAGATTTACATGGTTAATCTTACCTTCTTTATCCATTTCATAAAACTTAAAAACATTTCTGTAAATGTCTTCTTGTAATTCAGAAATTTTTGTAAGTTCTGATCTTACCATTTCAGAATCGAAAAAATTCAATTTACACACTCCTTTAATATTTTTTTATATTTAAATATATCAATATGTATAAATGGAGAATACTTACGAATTCTCATAGAAATAAAATCCCAAATAGGATCTTTTAATTTATTATCGTAAGTTTTCCGAAGATCCAAAAGTTTATCTAAAATAATTAAAGTTTCTAAAGTAATTTCTTTTCTTAGGAATTTTTTAAGAATTAATGGATGATAAGAACCATTAACTTTAAATAACTTTTGAATGTCATTATCAGAAAACAATTCATAAACATCAGACTTAAAAACATAAAGAAGTGACTGAGTTTTCTTCTTCCATTCAATATAAGAAGATTCACCAGTTTTAATAATTTCTCCTATCCAAAGAGATTGTGGGTCATCACAAGATGCAAAGTTAGATATAAAAAACTCTAAAATTTCTTGGTCGCTTTTCTGACGACTCATTTTTTCAAAAAAGAAACGATCTTTCCTTTTATAAAATGATTGAATTGATGATCTAGTCTTACCATGATACTTATGATAGTCATAGGTATCTTTCGTAAAATGATTTTTTAGTGCTAAGTATGTTTTATAGCAGTTATGAGGATCCAATTTCAAAATTTCAATTTAGCTCTAGAAGTTCGTTTTAGAAAATTTAAATCAATTGCTTCGCATTTAATCTTTTCCTTAAGTGGTTTAGAAATTAATTTAGGAACTGATTCTAAATCAATTTTATTTTTTTCACAGAATAAAATTATAGCGTCAATGTAACTTATTTTTTCTTCTTGTGCAAAAACTTCAATTTCTTGTGCAAATTTTGAAGGACAAAGAAACTTTGACTCAATCTCTTTTGATAATTCTTTTTTGTAATCTATTTCCATTAATTTTATTAAATCGATTGGCAAAATGTCTCTCTATCATGTAGTTACATGTTACCATAATTAGGTACTTAGGTCAAGAAGTTTTATCATTTACAAACTTTTCAATATATTCAATTAACATACGAAGATATTTTTTCTTATCTCTTTCTTCATATATTTCTACTTCCCCATTTTCACAGGTCATAATAATCACAAATTTTTTAACCGAAAGTCCAGTCAATTCATGGAGCATACATGCATAAGCACAGCACTGGACAAAGTAACCATCAATCCAATCTCTTGGTTTTGGTTCTGCTGATGTCTTAAAGTCAATAATTGCAAGTTCTCCATCAAACTCAGCAATACAATCTACAGTACCAGCAATACCAAGAGCAATACTGTATAATGCTCCTTCTAGAGTATGAATCTTATTTATACGACTCAGAGCAGGTTTGGAAATTTTAAAGAGCATTTCCGGAAGTGGTTTTGTTGGAGGTTGCTCTTTATTTTTAAGATAATGTTCAATACAAAGATGCGTATCAGTGCCGCGACTGGTTGCTCTCTTTGTAATCCTATTTGCTTTTTCTACACCAACTCTTTTTCTCCAGTTTATAAAAAAGTCTTTTTTATAATGACTAATAACAGAAGTAATGGATACAAGTTTTTGGACTTTTTCTCCATTTTTTACTGTATAAAAACGAAGTCCATCAATATTCTCCCTATCAAGTGTAGGGAGATTCAAATCAACATGCTCAAAAATCATATTTCTAATTGCACTTTAAGTTCTTCTTTTGCGACCAAGTATTCTTTACAGAGACCAGAACGAACGATGTCTTCGACACCAAATTCGATAATGTCAACTGAAGGCATTGATTGTAGAATTCTCATAAAATCAATAATGCCATTCTTTTCTCTTTCTTTGATAAGATCTGTCTGAGTTGCATCTCCACAGAACATAATCTTAGAATCTTCACCGACACGAGTAATAATAGAATCAAGTTCATGAAAATTCAAATTCTGAAATTCATCTACAATAATGATTGCTTTATCAAGTGTAGTGCCACGGATAAAAGATGTGCTCCAGAACGAAATTGTTCCTTGTGTTTTTAGATTAGCATAAAGCATTTCTGCTGACGCTTCATCTGACATCTCAAACATATACTTTACCATATTCTTATAAGGAATTTGATAAAGAGAAGACTTATCTTCATGATCTCCAGGAAGGAAACCAATTTCTCTAGTAGCAACAAGAGACCTTACAATATAAATCTTTTCATAAGGTGTCTTTACATCGAGAACATCCAAAAGTGCATTATAGAGTGTGATAAAAGTCTTACCTGTACCAGCAGCACCATAAGCAACAATATTCTGATCCAGTTTATACTTACTAAACAAAAGTTCTTGATTATCAGTTAATGGATCAATCCTTTTGACAAAATCCAAATTAATTGGTTTCTTTCTTTTCATCACACGATTACTCATACCAAATGGAACTGTGCTTGTGCTAATACCTGTTGACTTTTTTCTTGCCATATGATTTAAATAGATTAGATTTTTTTGACTCTGGAACCTGGCATTTTATTTGCTCTATCGAGAACTTCATTCCATCCTGGATGCTTACTGACTAGTTTATCTCTCCATTCTCCAACATCAGTTGCCATAGGCGCAGTAGAAGGATCTGACCAGTCTCGTGTCCATTCAGGATTATTACTACACCATTTTGGCCATTCATGAACACTTAGAACTACTTCCTTTTGTTCTCCAGTTTCTTTGTTGATAATTGGGTATGTTGCCAAATTCCTCACCTCCTAAATGATGTGCTTATGTCAGGATAATTTATTTATGGACTGAGTTTTGCTCTATGAAGACGCTTGGTTTCATAATAATCCCAAACTTCTGGTGCCCATTCTTTAATGATAGGACACATCTGTTCACAGAGTGCCTGAATCTCAATTTGTGCATCAAGTTTTGACCGAAGATCAAGAAAGTGCAATACAGAACGAAGGTTGAATGAAACTACAAAGTCCTGACGAATTCCTTGTGGAAGGTAATCACGGATGTGTTCTTCTGATGCACCAATTTCGTGATAATCATTTGCATACTCTTTACATGCAGCAAGAGCAAGTCCCAGTTTCCTTTGACGATTTTCTTCTGTCCAATCATACTTCTTACCCTTACGATTGGTATAGAACCCCGCAGGACGCACGTAGAAGACATCCTCAGGACTTAGTTCACCTTCTGCAACCTTAAGAACACGTTTCCCAGTGTATCTTTGCGACTGCACATCAAAACTTACACCAACACGATGAGTTCTTGCCTGAACCATCACATTATGAACATAACCACTTACATTCATAATCAATCCAGGATGTTCCAAAGGACCATAGTGCCCCCTATCATTTGCAAGAAGTTGCTCTACAACCCACTTCCCTGCCTTTTCTTCATCTGGAGGTGTTTTTGTGTAGATTGGATATTCTGAGTAATCTTGCTTTCCTGCATACCATACAATCTGTTGAGGGTTTGGAATTGCTCCAAGTTTTACGACCTTAAGATTTTTATCCATCTCAAGAAGATCTTTTGATTTTACTGGTTTCATTCTTCTTTCTCTTTTTTAAGAAATTTACGACACTTTTTGACTTCTTTCAGTTCATCTTTAATCATTTGATATGCGTCTTCAGCACTAATACGTTTGGACATTTCCATTGCAGTGATGATTTCAACTCTTGTTCCAAAATGCTTTAATGCCTCATCAAAACAAGACAGTTCTTCGTACATTATGGTTCCTCGTAATAATCGGGTTCGTAACTTTTATCTTCCTTCATTCCAGAAATAAGTTCATCAAGTGTAACTACATTAGTTTCCTCACCAATCTCAATTTTGAGAAGATTAACTAATATTTCCATGTTAGAAACAATAAGTTTTACTTTTTTTACGTCCATAAAATCAATCCACTATATCCATTTTACACAAAAAAAGGAGGATAGTCAATCCCCCCCTTAAAGTTTATTTTAAAGTAAGTTTATTTCACTTAATGTAAGAACGACCACGATAACAGAATGTACCGTGAGTTTCTTTCGATTCTACACAACGTGTATCATAATCAACACCACGATAAGCGGTGTGAGTAATCTGTGCGTCATGTAGTGCAGATGCTTTATTGATCTGCTTCTTGATGATGTTAAGTGTGTTCATTTTTTACTCCTAAAGAAATGGGTTTGTTAAAACGCCGTTCCTTCAGTCGTTTGCGTCCCATATACACTCAGGTACAGATTCCTTTACGGTCTCTACCAACTCAAGTTTGAAAGCATTAGAGATATTCTCGTTTGCTCTCATCCTCAGCATAATAGCATCAGCTTGAGCACATGTGAGTGATGAATAGAATAATAGTTCTAACATGGAATCAACGGAACCGTTGCGCGACTTACTTGCGTCCTGTAGCGTCTTTCTATGCTATGAGCATAGCGACTACCACTTGGATGAACGATAGGTCTATTATAGACCCTATACTGTATTTAGTCAAGAGATTTCTGAAAATCCCTACAGACCAAAAAATTGCCGGGATTTTTATCGACCAAAAATGGAACTAAAAGTCAATTTTAGTTTTGGGTCCCTTCCTCAACGAGTTTGGTTACATAGTTTTCAGTACCATCCATAACTTTAATGTCATAGATTGGTGTTTTCATATACTTCTTAATTTTTTTATACTTTTTTAAAAGTACGTCAACTTCATCTTGATTGATATCAATTTTCAGTTCAACTTTTTCCTTACCGAATCCTTCACTCATCTTTTTTTCTTATCTTCTGGTGCTTTGTATCCCCAAAGTTTTGGGTTAATCCTTCCTTGAGACTGAGTAATGTTAATTAAATCTTTCTTATACTTGTCCCAATACTCATCAAAAATTTCTACTTGTTTTTGACATGTTACAATATCAAAATGTGTAGATCCGTCTTGAAGATACTCAACAAGAAATGCATTAGTTGGTAATGATTTATCTTCAGAGATACTTGGATCACAATCTGATTGAATTATCCTAATACCTTTTGACATAAAATTAAACTCCCCACTTAATATCAGGGTATGCTTCTTTCACATTTTCAAAGGTAATATTATACACATCAGTCAGTGCTTTATCTTTTGTGAGTATTAGAATTTCTGCTTCTTTTGGATGAAGTCCTTGAAGAATGTTAATAAACATTGTTTCACGACGAATAGAAGACAGAGAAGGATTTCCGTAACGATTTCCTTTTCGGATAAAGTTATACAATTTATTACACTCTGACCTGAGAGAAGTTTTACCTGTTCTCATGTCTTCTTCTGCACCATTATAAGAAATGGAACGGTCTCCAGTTAGTTTACTATTTACACTTGAACTTAAAGTTCCTCCAGTAGAAGTCATTTCACGAATGTCTGCAAAAGGAACTTCTCCTTCAGGTAAAAGCGAAACAATACTATCGTCAAAGTTCCACATAACAATAGAAATCATAGCATCATTACGATACTCTTTAAGAACTTCTACTTTTTTTGCTTTACTTCTTTGTTTTGATGCAAGCTCAAGAATTTCATACTGAAAGCAATTCCTATCTAATTTTGGAAGAGGAGTTGCTTTCCTTGTATTAGTTTTTTTAGTCGTCGTCTTCGTGTTTGTCGTAGTCATTTTCATTTTCAAATCTTACAGCGATTACTTCATCTGGAATAATGTTACCATCATTATCAAAAAATTCAGGATGAAGATTAATTGGTTGGTTTTCTAAGAATGTTCTATATGCTATCCATCCTACTATACCACCGACAACAAAGAATAGCAATGTCATCATTATAGAAATGGTGAGTATGAATGCTTGTTCCATTTTTTTTCTCCGAGAGTTACTTTCTACTATAAAATGCTCCCGAAAGGAACATCTAAAAACTGAACGTTTTCTTAGTGCTCCTCCATTCTATCATTATTTAGTGTAATTAAACTAAATTATTTTCTCGAAGATAAGATACAGTTTCAGTACAACCACCAAGATGAGTTTTGTTCAATACAACTTGAGGAAATGTTGAACCTTGTCCAAACTTATCATAAAATTCAGTTCTTGTGTAGTCTTCATTCAACTTATACACAACATGTTTTTGTTCTGATAGTTCAAGGACTCTCTGAACTTTAGTACAAAAAGGACACCCATCTTTAGAATAAACTACAAAAGTCATAAACAATACCAAATAAGTCCTACGTTTATAAGTAAGGAAAGAACTATAAAAACTTTAAGTTTCTTTTTTCCTTCGTCAGTTTCTTCACCAGTAATCTGTAATGCCATCTTATCTCTAACAGCATTAACACGATCATCATCATACTGCTTAAATGCTCCTCGCTTTTCTACCTTCTTATAGTAGTGAAGAGCATTTAAAATAATTGTATAATCTTCAAATGATAAGAGAAATCTATTCATCCATTTTCAGTTTCTTACGTAACTCTCTCTCCATTTTAGCATACTTTCGATTCATCATCCAGTTTGTAATCGGATTTCTTGGATGAAGTTTTGCCATCATGTAATACCTCTGTATATTTACTCGGATGACTTGAAATTGTAAACTGAGGTATTTTACTACATTATCATCAATAATGATTAAGTATGCGACGATTGCAAAAATAGTAAGTAAAGTAAAATTAACTGGGTTCATGAGTTTTGAGTCCTCTTAAAACATACTGAGTTGAACCAACCCATTTTATATAGAAGTTTAATTTTTGTATGTTGAGAATGAACTTTCACTTTTTCGATTGTGTATTCTTTTCCAATAACTAATAATGATCTTGGGTCATCATTACTTCCCCACCTGATTTGTTCTTTCGAACATCCTATGTACTCTACTACATCATCCTTTTTCATTATTTTTTTTCTCTCTTTTCATCTTAAAGTAAAGTTTATAGTATGGTTTTTTCATTTCATTTATAGTATTCATATCTTCCTCAAATCCCATGTATTTACAGAGTTGATATGATCCTTCTAACTCACTAATCAATCTTAGTATGTTTGCAGGATGCCTTTCAAGACCACCAAATTCATACTTTGAAGTCATACAAACATTCCTTGTTCATTCATATACTGAAGTGCTTCCTTCATACTACCAATGTGATGATATCCGATTGCAACCTGAGGATATGTTGCATTTGTTCCAAACTCTGCCTCAAATGCCTTATCATCAAAGTCAACACCTAAAACATATTCATGAAAGTCATCACCAAGAGATTTAAGAAGAGATATCATTCTCTCACACTCTTGACTTCCGTTGCTGTAAATTACTGCTTGCATTTT